TGCAGGAGGTCGCCTGATGCCGCTTGCCGCTCTTAACCTACCAGCCGGTGTTGTGAAGCCTGCGACGCCTCTGCAGGTCAAGGGGCGGTATTGGGATGCGAACCTGGTGCGGTGGCGCTCTGGGAAGCTGCTGCCGGTGGGCGGCTGGCAGCGCATTACGAGCTCTCCTCTCGACAGCATGGTGCGAGGCCTGTTCACTTGGTCCTCTAACAGCGGCGTGCCTTACGCGGCGATCGGCTGCAATGATCAGCTGTATGTCCTCGAGGCGTCGACCTTCATGGACGTGACGCCTGCCGGATATGTTGGCTCTGATGATGGGCAATACGGTGCATACGGTTCTCATGACTACGGTGAGCTTCTCTACGGGCTTGACTACGCCTCTGTCGCGATCACGACGGCGGTACGCACGTCCAACGTCGTGACCATCACGACGGCAGAGGCGCACAGCTTTCCGGTCGGTATGTCGGTGTTGATTGCGGGCGTAACAGATGCGACCTTCAACGGCACCTTCACGATCGCCAGCGTGCCTTCTTCCACGACCTTTACCTACGCGCAGACGGCCAGCAATGCGTCATCTTCTGGCGGCACAGCTGCGTTGCCGGTTGCCGATCGGCGGCCGGAAGATATGATCTTCGCGCCTTCGTTCTCGTGGACCTTCGACAACTGGGGCGGCGATCTTTTGGCTGTGTCCTCGAGTGACGGCAGGCTCTTGCATTGGAACCAAGCAGAGCCGGTTGCTGCGCCTGTAGGAACAAGCGACATTGTCAACATCGTGCGTTCTTCTAACGTGGCGACCGTAACAACCGAAGACCACCACGGCTATGCGGCGGCTGAGAGTGTCGTCATTTCCGGTAACTCGGTGGGGAGTTTCAATGGCACGCAGACGGTGGTCGCCGTCATAAATGACACCAGCTTCACCTTTTCTTCATCTGGTACAGATACGACCGGCACTGGTGGTTCTGTAACGACTAGCAAAACCATCCCCATCAGTAACCGCGCTGTAATCGTGACGCCGGAGCGTCATGCTGTGCTGCTGGGTGTCGGAGGTAATCCGCGCCGTGTGGGGTGGAGTTCGCGCGAAAACTATACGGACTGGGATTTCGCCAGCACGACGAACACGGCCGGCTACCTGGATCTGGACACGGAAAGTGTGCTGGTGATGTGCGCCCCGGTGCGTGAAGGCACGCTCATCTGGACGGAAAGCGAAGCGTGGCTAATGCGCTTCATTGGTTTGCCTTACATCTACTCGATCGAGCGCATCGGTTTTAATTGCGGCCTGATGTCTCCTCGGTCCTTTGCGACCATGGCTGGCCGGTGCATCTGGATTGGGAAAGAAAGCTTCTGGATCTACGACGGCGGTGTCGTGAAGCCCTTGGCCTGCGATGTCGGCGCCTATGTCTTCGACAACATCGACCCAGACGCTGGCCCTCTCTACGCGACCGGATCCGACAACGGCGTCTTTCCTGAGGTGTGGTTCTGGTTCCCCTCGCAGGGCGAGGATTATCCGAACCTGTCGGTGTTCTATAACTACCAGGAGAGCTGGTGGGGGATCGGCAACACGATGACACGCACGGCCGCCTGCAGCGCCGGCGTGTTCAAGTTTCCCTTGGCGGCTGACGAGAACAACGACCTTTATTACCAGGAGAACGGCTGGACCGCGGCCGGCACGCCGATCGAGGAGGATCGCTATGCCGAGACCGGGTCGCTGAACTTGCAGAACGGCAACTCGATTTCCTTCGTGCGCCAGGCTCTGACCGACAGCGGTTATGGCTACGACAGCACCGAGCTGACCTTCTTCTCCTCCTTTACGCCGGAGGGCTCTGAGACCACCTCAGGCCCCTACAACCCCAGGTCTGACGGCTACACCGACGTGCGGGTGACAGGGCGTGATTTTCGTATCAAGGTTGCGGCCACTGAGGACGCAGAGTGGAGTATTGGCGAGATGCGGATCGATTTCGTTCCTAAGGGGCGCAGATGAGGGCGAACCTTCCTCCGGCCCCTGCAGGCTACGACCCCGGCTACTTCACGCGGGCTTTCGCGGCCCTGGACCAGATCATCGGCCAGGCGGTGGTCAGGATCGAGGCGGTCGAGTCGGTTTTGCTTCAAGCCCCTGACGGATCTGTGTATAAGGTCACGGTAGATAATAGTGGGAACCTGGTAACAACGGCGGTGCCGCTTGGACAAACAGGCTCTCCTCCTTACTAGGATGCGGAAGGCGCTGCGGCTTGGCAGCGACACGCATACCCTAGAAGACGTCATCGAAGCCCTCAAACGAGGGGAGATGCAGGCGCACTTCAACGATCGCGCGATCATCGTCACCGAGATCTCGCAGTCGCCACGGCGCAAGTTCCTTCACTGCTTTATTTCGGCCGGCGAGCTCGATGCTGTTTTGACGCTGATGGACGAGGTGGAGAAGTGGGCAGTGGAACAAGGATGCGAGTTCGCTCGAGCATGTGTTCGACCGGGCTATGAGCCGATCTTCAAGGCCAGAGGCTGGAAGCGGCGGATGATCATGATGGAGTATACACCAGATGGGCAGCAGCGCACCAAAAGCACAGACAGTCACGCAGAAGACTGAACTACCGGCGTGGCTTGAAGACGTTACGCGCGAAAACCTGTCGCGTGCTGATGTCATCAGCAATCGCCCATATCAGGCGTATCCTGGGCAGATGACGGCTGGCTTTACGCCAGAACAGGAGGCGGCTTTTGCCTACACGCAACAGGGCATCGGCGCGACGCAGCCGGTATTTAACGAGGCGATACAGACCGCAGCTGAAAGCGCGAATTACAACCCCCTCGCGGTGAACGCGGCGCAGATCGGCTATCAGAACGTCAATGCGCCCAATTTCCTGCAGGGCGATGTCGGCGCTTATATGAACCCCTACATCCAGAACGTCGAGAATGCTGCGCTCTCGCGCCTTGAGGGGGCGACGCGGCAGGCTGTCAATCGTCTGGGGGATCAGGCGCTCGCAGCGCGTGCTTTTGGCGGATCTCGTCAAGGTATTGCAGAGGGGGTTGCGCTTGGCGAAGCGGCCAAGTCTGCTGGCGAACTGTCCGCAAACCTGCGTTCTCAGGGCTTCAACCAGGCCGCGGCGCTCATGCAAGCAGACCAGCAGCGCGCCATGCAGGCGGCGCTGGCTAATCAGCAGGCGGGCCTGACGGCTTCTCAGGTCAATGCAGCGCAGGCGCTGCAGGCGCAGCAGCTGAACCAGGCAGCTGGCCTGCAGGGGGCGCAGCAGCGCCTGGCAGCGGCTGGCCAACTCAGCAACCTGGGTACTGCTTATCAGCAGAGCAGGCAGATGGATGCCGCGCTGTTAGAAAACATCGGGGCGCAACGGCAGGCAATGAACCAGGCCGCGCTTGACGAGGCTTATGCGCGGTTCCAGGAGCAGCAGAACTATCCGATCGAGATGCTGAACCTTCGCCTTGGTGCGACGTCGGCGACGCCTTACGGCACGACGACGACCGGCACGCAGTTCGTGCCGCGCGGTAATGCTTTCCTGAGCGGCTTGGGTACTGTCGGATCCACGGCTGCTGGTCTTGCCTCTCTTGGTCGCTTGTTCATGGGCTCTGACGAGCGCATGAAGACCGACATTGAGAAAGTCGGGAAGGACGAAGAGACCGGCCTGACGATGTACGCCTATCGGTACAAGGGCGACCCAAAAACCTATCCGAAGGTCGTCGGCCCGATGGCGCAGGAAGTCGAGAAGCAGTATCCAGACCAGGTGGCTGAGATCGGCGGGCGTAAGGCAGTGAACCTTGGTTTCGGCCCGATGCGGAGGGCGATGAACAATGGCTAACATGAATGAGATCGCCGACTACATCTACCGGCGTGCCATTGCGCGTGGCGTTGATCCGAACCTGGCGCTTGGTATTGCTACGCGGGAAGGGTTGAACGAGCGCACGATAAACTCGCCTACGTTTGGCAACGTAGACACGCGCGGCTACTCCTTTGGCCCCTTCCAGCTGTTCTCCGGCAATCGCGATCCGCGCCGCATTGCGCCGGGTGGAATGGCCTACGAGTTCCAGCAGCGTTTTGGTGCGCCTCCGTCGCGGGAGAATTGGCAGCAGCAGGTGGATTTCAGCATCGATCGCATGCGCACCGGCGTGACGCCCTGGCACGCGGTGCGGAAT